CGGCATCCCCGGTAATAAGAACGTTGGAAGCTGTAGAAATGTTAGAAGTTACATGGACGTTACCAACAATATCTAGAGTAGCTTTTGGTGTTATCGTACCAAGACCAACCATATTGGTCTCTGCATCCACGTGGAGGGTTGTAGAATCAACGGTTACATTTCCAGCAACCACAAGGTCACCATGGAAACCATCACCAGAAGTAATACTCACACCTCGGAGGGTCACCGCATTTGCCGCAGAGTTGCTTGAACTGCTCACAGCTGTTGTGAGTGGAATGTTCAAGTTGGGGGAAGCAATCTTTTTCAAATCATTGTTTTCGCTATTCACATAGACATATTGCATGTCATTGTAGTCTGCGATAATCCTTGCATTTGGAATATCATTTGAACGACCAATACCTGTCACGAACATGACACCTGCACTGTTATTAACAACGACACCAACATTTTGAATGAGATCAAGATCAACTCCGTACGGTTTTACATTTGTTAAACCACCTGGAGTACCACTTGCAACATAAAGTGTGTCACCGTTTGTATAACCAGATATTCCACTAATTCCATTAGCTCTACCAAATGTAACAGCGGCACCCTGTCCATTGATTGGTATATCTTCATAAACAATACCAATTGCTGGCATCTTTGTTGGATCGGAAGCATCTGCCAATTCAATCTGAAACGTGTTATTTCCATTAGAACCAGTAACATGAACTGCTTGACCTCTTGTCATAGGCGCTCCAGAAGTATTCTTAACCTGAACGATTGTCTGATCGGGGTATGCGTTAGACCACTCATTATTGTCTTGATCATAGGTAAGTACTTGATTTATGAGTGGATTTGAAACAGTGTTTGCCACATTCTCCAACTGTCCCAAACGAATCTGAACATTGGAGATTTGATCAGTCACAATGGCGGTGGTGGGATCCAAAAAGTCCATTGTGTGGGTGATGAAGACGTTGTCACCCTCAAGGTGGGTGTTACCACTCACAATGAGAGCCTCAGTTACTTGAACATTTCCAGTGACGTAGGCGTTATTAGTGACAGTTAGTTGATTTGTTATGTTGACGTTACCAGTAACATAAGCGTTACCCACAACTTCAAGGTCTTTGTCGGCATACACGTTGTTACTGATAGTCAGTTCTTCGGTGATAGAAACGTTACCACTTACATAGGCGTTACCGGTGAGACTAAAGTCCTTGTAGGCCACCACATTGCCATCCACATAAACGTTACCCACAACTTCAAGGTCTTTATTGGCGTAGACATTATTGCTAACAGTCAATTCTTCTGTAATAGAAACATTTCCAGTTACATACACATTTCCATCCACGAGAACATCCTCGTGTGCATAAATATTGGCATCCACATGGGTGAGACCATAAACATGTACATTAATGTCTTCATCAGTCTTGGGAGTAAACGTCTTATCAGTTGGTTTTGCATCGGTATAAGCTAAGGCAAACTCATCGGTACCTTCGCGATATCCGATAACAACATTTGAGAGTGCATCTGGGCGATGCATAAGAATACCTAAATCAAGTGTCGTATCACCCGAAGTATTATTTGCACCAAGTTCAATAAACGCATCTCTAATTGCTGTATTCTCTGTATAGATCACAGTTGTGTCACCATTAACTCTGAGATTGCCATCAACGACGAGGCTATCTAAAATAGCAACGTTACCCGAAACGACGAGTACATTAGAACCCAAATCATCAACGTATAAGTTTGACCCCACACTCAAAGTATGTTGAGGGAGTAAATTTGCTATACCAGCCATATTTGAACTTTCTGGGTCTGTTACAAATGCTACACCATTATTCAACATACCTCCACCTATGAATTGCACAGTATTTGCGGTAGCATTACTACGTTGTACAGCAAGATCAAGTGTAACACCACCAATAAGAGCATTTGCGGACTCACCAGACTCTGTGATTTCTTTGGTATTACGATCATACATAAGAAGTACAATTTCAGGTGCTTCGTAATCAGTTTTATTTCTGATTGGGGACAGGTACACCGCGTTGCTATAAGGGGTTGGAACCACTACGTTTGAAGCATTAAATACGATTGTATTTTCTTTCTGCTCCGTTGAGTCTGGTACGTGTTTACCGAATCTAATCTTGGTGGATCTTTCTACTGAAGGGAGATTCTTAACACCACCCCTAAGTCTGAGAACCAGGTGAAGTGTAGACTCTTTCTGGATATTGTAGTCGGCTAGAGTACGTCCATCTTCTAGTTGTTTCCCAGCAAAGATGAGTCTCTGTTGATCCGGTGGAATACCCTCTTTATCTTGTATTTTTGCCTTCACATTATCAATAGTATCTGAAGACTCAAGTTCAAGAGTAATTGTTTTACCTGTCAGTGTCTTCACAAATATTTGCATACTGACAACTATTTAATATACATGGCTAAATTAATTTGCGTAGAGTAAAGCCGCCATACCATTTTGGACACGAAGGATGTTGTAACTTACTGCGTAAATTGGGTCATTTATGGGTAAGGTTTCGCTCATGAGTTTTGCTGATTCTATTCGGCTGAAATTTAAGGTTCCCGTTGGCTGTAAAGAACTTGTCATGAGACAGAAACAATAGAGGAAAAAGTCTGGGGAAGTCACAAAGTTTGTGTGATAATAGTTCATAACGTCAATAAAGTGTGGTTTACCCCATTTGTAGTTGGACAATTCAACGCCGTTTATACTTAATTTAACTCGGTTAGTTGGAGAAGTGAGGGCGCCTTCAACAGATGTATCAGATGATGCAATGTACTTCACTGGGTGGTTGAACGTAAGATCTTGAACCGTCTCTCCACTTGGTACATTCTTTTGCACCTGTGTTATGAGCATATCATGGGTGCGAGTAGCCATGTTTCCACGTTCCTCGTTATCCAGATAATAATAGTTTGCATACATTTCAAAGTTGTAATTGGACGCTTGTGATCCCCAATAAATTCTTAGCTCCACATTATGGTAGTTTAGAGCCACTATGGGTAGTGCACATTGTGGCCCTTCACAAAAAAAGAACCTTAGAGGGTAAAAATAAGAACGCGCGTGTACACCTGGATGTGTACCAATTGCAGATCGCGACACATTCTGTGCAAAAGTATCGATAGCTATCTTTTCTGTGAAGATACTATCTTGTGTATCAATAACGGAACCACCTATTAAGAGTTCGACTTTATCTATGAGAAGATCCCATCTAGAGGTGTCCAAAGCCTGATTGGTGTCATCAATGGTCATATACATATAACCAAGCATGTCACCAGACTTTTCAATCTGAACACTTGACATCGAATTGTTTTTCACATCCCCGCGTATCGTTTGTTTTTCAACGGATTGTGAAAAATTGGAGTGTCTTTTAAACGTGGAATTAAAAAACGATATCTCCGGGTTGCCCATGATGAATTCGTCCTGAGCACCGATTGCCACTAATTGAACAATACCTGAAGACATGTTTATTACTACTTTAAATAGAGAAAATTACAAGTTTGGTTTTCTACACACAAATCTAAAAACTAAAAAGTTGTCACCATCATCCGACGAGTTTTTGATGGTGGAACCGGATTGGTCTCTAATTGTAACCGATAAGCGGTCAACTCTCCTGATTGGATCTACGTATTGAGCAACAATTGGGTAATTGTCTTTAAAAGTGATGAGAGAGTTGCTACCGGAATGGGTAGTGCTTTCAGTTATGATACTCGCGAAAGATCCTCTGAGCATACTCAAATGAGCCTGTCCAGTGAGGACATTAGAAGCACGATCGTTAAAGATGGAGTCCAATTCATTTACAGAAACATAGCAGTGCTCAGTGTCGTCCGTGGAATGAATGTGAGCTCCGAGGAGTCTAGCCTGAACAACATTTTTGAGAGGTTGCTGAAGATGGCAAGTAAAAGTGTTGGCGCTGTCTTGACCGATAGAATCAACTGTTATGGTGTGATACTCATAATCAAGGTCTGGAATAGTTTGGGGGGAAGTAACCAAAGCCATTTATATTAGGCTTAGATTAAAGATCCACCGATTCCATCCTCAATCTCGTAACCAGCTTGCTCGGAGACGAGCTTTTGGGCACCACAGAGGCCACCTGGAGTAAGACTCTTGGTGTAAGGGCTACCTTCACTGGTGTGACCAGGGGCACACTCAAGGCGGTGCTCAAGGTTGAAGAGAGACTCCTCATTGATAGCCTTGATGATAATTGGTCTAGGCTGATACTTGCTGGTGGTCTTGAAGATACCGAGCACGAAGATCACGGCGATCAGGGTAAAAATACTGATGAGAGCATTTCGGTTGGCACGGTTAAGGTTGTACATTTATAATGTACAGACATATTTTTTTAAAAATGCGTTAAAGGGTAATTAATAGTTTCCATATAGAGAGTAGATGGACGAAGAAATTGTCATTGATCGTGGAACTACGAATGTCATGAAACTAGACGCCGACGAACAAGCCCTTATGGATGAAATTGAAATTTCCAGTTCTCGTCCTCAGCCTGTACGTCGCCCTGCACACAACAGACCACCTCCTCCCTCGCAAATGCATCATCAAGAAGCTATGGATGCTTTTGTAAACCCAAACAAACAGTCGGCACCCACCCAGCCACAGATGGATGAGGAGATTGACTACGGTGAAGATGAACCAATGTTTTTTGATGATGGTCCAGATGAGGGTCCAGGTGGTTCTCAGAGTGAACAGCCCTCTAAAGGATACAATTCTGTAGATGAAGAAAAGAGTGATCTTCTCAATAAACTAGCTCGCCTAGAGAAGAAGGGATTTGCTGTTAACAAGAGGTTGAATGCCTATTCGAATGTTGAGGAACTTCGTACCGAGGTTAAGAGAATTACCTACAGTATTGACGTTGAACAATCTATTCGCTTCTCTCGCCGTATGCTGGTTGCGTGTGTGACAGGTCTAGAATTCCTTAACAAGAGATATAACCCTTTTGAGATTCAGCTTGAGGGTTGGTCTGAGAGCGTCATGGAAAATGTTGACGACTACGATGGTGTATTTGAAGAGCTCTACGTGAAGTACAGAAGTAAGGTCAACGTTGCACCAGAGGTCAAGCTCATCATGATGCTTGGTGGTTCCGCTATGATGTTCCACCTCACAAACTCTATGTTCAAGAGTGCCCTCCCCAATATGAATGATGTTCTCAAGCAGAACCCAGACCTTGTAAAGAATATGATGTCTGCTGTTCAGAATACTACCCGATCCCCATCTGGACCCGCTGATGCAGCCCCAGTCGGTGGCACTGGGCAGTACGAGATGCAAGGCCCCGGGATTGATATCTCCAGCCTCATGGGTGGTGTGATGATGCCACCCCCTCCTCCTATGAATACTACTATGACGGGTAACAACGCCGCCCCTGAATCTAACCAGGATGATGACGATGTGTCTGACATCATCTCTATTTCAGGGGAATCTACCGGTGGTGAAGTGAAGGAAGTCTCTGTGGGTGCAGCCAAGTCCAAGAGAGTCCGCCGAAAGAAGAAAACGGAAATTAATCTCTAAGTAATGTATAAATGATAGGCTACTGTCCTTTGGAAGAGCTGGAGCCTCCCGTGCGACGCGAACAGCCCGTCGTCACGAAGAAGGCTGAGACCAAGCCACAGACTGGTCTGGAAGAAACTGAGTGTAATTACGTCGTCATGGCTTTCATTGTCGGCGTTCTTTTCTTAGCCGTCTCTGATTCCATCAGGGCATAATTTAAAAGTTAATTCTACCTTTGGGTTCTCCCCGAATGGTAAAATTGATTAGTAATCAAAAGTTGCAATTTGTGTCCCACCACCACTACCATCGTCCAGATCAGCTTCAGCTGAAAGATCACGAGTAATTTTAACTAATTTACCACCGGATGACGTCATCAACTCCACTGAAATATCATAAGAATACACGCGTATACCATCAATATTGTATGGCACTATACTTATACCCCTTGTACCTGTCGTGACAGTTGAACTCCATGGGTAACTATTTGTACCACCGAATAGGTTCTTTGTACCCACGGCGACATCAATGTCAGATGGAGTACCCTCATCACCAGAACCTCCTTGGAGTTCAAGGATCATAGTACTCAAATCTTTTGTAGTTGAACCATCGGTTCTCCTCAACATCGCTACAACCTTGGCATAGAAGGCGCCCGCACCAAAAATCAATTGAATGTCTTTAGCTTGACCGTCAGCAATTGAAAATGCTTTAGAGTACGTTTTTCTAGAAACTTCACCAGAGCCCACTATGGTACCACCATTTACTTCAAGATCTGTTGCCGCCGCTACACCAGCACCAAGACCAATACCAATCGTGTTGAAGTCAATAATACCATCTACTGTTAAATCTCCAACGATTTCAACATTACTTTTAAGGAATGTGGTTGGTCGTCCAACTTGGGAGGGTTGTATATACACATTACCCGTTGTGTCTGCGTAAATATTAGAGTTACCACCAGTGGTTGTAAGTTCTATACTAGCATTTGAGGATACACTTTCAAATCTCACAACACCCGTTAAACCAAGAGCTGGATCTCTATGATCAACCACATGAAACTGTCGCCCAGGTGTGGGGGTTCCCACACCCACATTACTCGTGTCAATTAGGTGAATAGAGCTTGTAACTCCTGTGACAGCGTTAGCTACGCCTAGACAGAGACCAGTTGTCTTATTGTCTAGATTACTAAATCCCCTCACGAAACCACCTTCGTCATCGTTGGTATATATAAGAAGGTTTGTCTGGTTATCATTACCAATACTCTGAAGTCTCATGATATCCACATTTCCGGGTGTGGTGTCATATACATGAATATTAGAGGTTGGGTTGGATGTACCCAAACCCAATCTACCATCCACATCAAAACGTGCAAATTCTGCATCAACTAAGTCACCAATTTCATGTACAAATGTAAGGGGACGACGCGTTGATCCGTCCAATAAACTTCTAATAATATTGAAGCCTCCGTCATCGGTTGAAAATTCAAAACCAGTTAACTTGAATGCACCACCACCAGAAAATTCTATATCACCATTTACAACAAGTTTGGTATTGGGACCTCGCGAGTTCGCGTCCGTACGCTGTCCACCAACAACTACGAGGCCGTTATCACAAATAACGAGTGGTTTGTCCGTTTGACCATCCATGTCTTCCAGGATTTGACTTGAACCATATAAGGTTTCCCCGGA